TGGCCATTTTCGAAAAGCTTTTCGGTGTCCGAGTCCGGATTGCGAAGCATCACGCCCACCAGGAAGATCACCGCCCCCTTGACCGCATCAGGCGCGCCAGCGCCGGCCGGGGAGTCACCCGCTGCGGCTTCCAGGTCGATCAGTTCGGCGGCCTGCGCTTTCAGGTGGCTGATAACCATTTCCGACGCAGCACCGATCAGCAGGCCAAGCGTGCCATCGGTTTCATTCGTGTCGATCTTGAGGCGTTCCTTGACCTCTTTCAGGGTTACCAGCGCGGTCATGTGCCCACCCTCACCGGGCCGTCTTTCGGCGGGGGCTTCATCACCCCATCCGCGCCATCCCGGCCACGCTTCACCGCCAGGCGCCAGGCATCGGAAGTCTGCGGCTTGTCGGTTGTGTCACGCTGCGCGATCCAGAAGGATCCGGCCCAGCTGGTGCCATCGCCCTTCTGATAGGCGCCGCCCTCTTTCCAAACTCCTCGATCCAGCACCACCGCGAAAGTGTGGCGGAATTCCTTAACCTGGTTGCCGCGGCCATAGGTCCGCACGATGGTGCGGCCGTCCGGATCCAAGGTTTCGGTGAAATCCTCGAAACCAAAGCCGTCGCGGCCCGCTGCGCCGGGCGCGCCGTCCTTGCCCACGACGATGCCGACTTCCCTCTGCGTGCCATCGTCCAGGATCAGCACCAGCTGGCCTTCGCGGTCGATCAGCATGTTCACGACGCCGGCGCCGTCCTTGCCGTCCTTGGGCACAGGAATCGATTTCAGGGCTTCCGTGACGGTTTCCAGAACCTGCGCCGTGATGGCCTCGGCATCCGCATCCTTGCCGGCCGGTCCATCCATGCCGTTCTTGCCGTCCTTGGGCGCCGGCAGGGCGGCGATGGCGCGCTGAACAGCGTCGGTCACCAGCGACGTGACTTCCTCCATCGTCGGCGCCGGCGCGGCATCCTTCCCGGGCTCGCCATCCTGGCCGTCCTTGCCATCCTTAGGCGTGGGCAGCGCGGCCACGGCCCGCTGAACAGCGTCGATCGCCAGCGCCGTGACTTCCTCCATCGTCGGCGCCGGCGCGGCATCCTTCCCGGGCGCGCCAGGCGGGCCTTCCGGGCCCGGCACAGCGGCGCGGGCTTCCAGCTGCAGGATGCGATCCAGCAACGGATCCACCACGGCCTGCACATGGCGCTTAAAGACAGGCGCCAGCGCGCCCGCTAGGGCCTGGATTTCGGCATCGTTCATTTTTGGGGATCCCTTGGTGGGGTGTCAGGCGGCCAGGAGGGTTTCCACTGCTTTCGCGATCGCTTCCGGATCGCGTTCAATGTCGAAGTCCTTTTTCGGCGGTGGCGGGCCCTGGTTCGGATCCGGTTGCTGGCCACCTGGCGCGCCAGCGGCCGGCGGCGGCGACTTGGTTTCGAAAGGATCTTCCTTGGCGTCCCGCTTCGCCAGCGCTTCGACGCTGAAATCCTGTTGCTGCCGATAAACGGTGTCGCCGCCAACGGGCAGGCGCGGGAGATTCATCCGCTTGCGCTGTTCGTTCAGCTTCATGATGTTCTTGGCTTTATCCAAAGCCTCGATTTGCGAAACCGTGTCCATGCGCAGCAGGTTGTCGATGTCGAACTGAATCCCAAGATCTTCGCTAAGGCCCAGGCCTTCATCCAGGCACAGTTCTGCATCTTCGATCAGCCGCTGCAGGCCCTGGCTGTAGTATTCCAGGTTTAGGCTTTGAACGCTGGTCGCCTGTGGCACCTGGCCGACGCCCACCTTGTATCCAGGGACATGATGGACAGAACAGCAAACTTCGGCGGTCCATTTCAGCTGATCGATCAGCTGGGATTCATAGGCTGACGATCCGATCTTTTCGAACTTCAGGCCATCGCCCAGCACCGCGACTTTGCCGCGATTTTCGCCTGTATATTTCGTGTCCCAGGCGGTCTTAAGGCGCAAGGCGGTTTCGTTGCTGATGTTGCCAGGCGCGACCAGGATGCCGCCGGGCATCGATGAATTGTTGAAAAAGTTGGTCTGGTTATTCTGGATCGCCATGCCCTGCGTCGCGGCCACGCCGCAGGCAACAATCGGCGAAAGCCCCACCAGCGGGTGATATAGGCAGTTATAGCGGTCATGGATTATTTCCGACGCCGGCACCACCACCTCGACGCCCACACCGGCCAGGTTGTCGGTTTTCAGCCGGTAGTAAACGCTGCCATCGTCGGCCACCAGCGGCGTGACCCTGCAGGGATCCAGAACATAAAGCGCCTTCACCTTGCGGCTGCCGTCGCGCTCCTTCAGCACATAGGTGTTACCGCTGCCCAATTTCGACAGAAGATAATTTTCCCAATATTGGATCCGATTTTGGAAACGGTTCGGCTTCCGCAGCACGGGGGAATAGGATGGATTCGTGGTTTCTTCCCAGATCCCGTCCGCATCCTTTTTCACCAGAGAAACGCCCAGCTTCGCAAAATCCGACGCCAGCAAGGTGCGGCATGCGAAGATCGCGTGAAAGGTTGTGACCGTCGTGTAATCGACAGTGATGTTTCGCTGCCAGTTGCCGGTGTGAGCCTCGAAAATGCGATACCACCCGCGGCCACGATCCGGAATTGGCATAAGGTTGGCGGCGGCCGCCGGCGTGGCTTTGGTGATCGACAACCCGAAAATCTTCATCAGCCCAGCAGCCTCCAAAGTGTTCCGTTCACCAGTTCGTCTTCATTGAACTGGCTATAGGCCAGGCTCCAAAGCCATGGCTTACGTTCCGGATAGATTGGCGTTTCGATCTTTGTCAGGTCTGTCTGTCCCACCAGCGCCGCCGCGCTGCCGTCATCCACAAACACGGGACACCCCAGAATCACCGCTTCGGCTGCGGCATTGCTTTGGTGCGTCACAAGGCAGTGCGCGCCCCGCAGATCGGTGGCCAGCGCCACCGGAGAAAGCTTTTCGCGAATTCGGATCGGCCGATCGGTGAGCTGGTGCAGCTGCTGCACCGTCTTTTCGGTCCAGTCATATGTGCCATGGAAATCGGAATAGGTCAGGCTCGGTGCCGCGATCAGGATGTGACGGCCATTCATCGACCAGGGCGCAACATCGGTGCGCATTTCCAGCCAACGATCCTTGGGCACTTCGCGGATTTTCCGCATCTGGAAGGAATTCAGGTGCCAGCGGTAATATCCGCCATTCTCTCCGCGCGGCAGCCAGGTCGCGAAGATCCGCCGGCAATAGCCTCGATCCCAATAGATGAATGGGCGCCCGCTTTGGATCCAGCGATCGATCTGCGGCCGCACCATGGGGTGACAGCCGATGATCGGGATTATATCTGCCGGCAGTTCGTCCAGCTTGCTGCCATCGTGATAAACCACCTGGCCGCCGCGCTGGCGGATGTGATCGCCGATCCTCTCGAACAGTTTCAGTTTGAACTTTTTCAGGTTGTCGGGGATGAACAGCGCGACCGATCGCGGGTCGATCATTTCCAGTTATTCCCCACCACCTGCAGGTGCATCAAATCCTGCATCTTCGGCTTGCCGTGGAAATAGATGATGCTGGCCTTGCCTGGGTTTCCGCTTTGCGCAACCCGCGCCTTATAACTAACCACTTTGCCAGGCCACAGGTCATCGATGCGATTGTGCGGCCAGCGGCGCATCCACTCCATGTCATTCTCGCCGCGCCAATCATCGAAGATCCGGCGCTGACCAGCTGGGCAAAGTACCACCCCGTTGATCGAATAATCTTCATAGGGATGCTTGGGCAGCGCGATCCGATCGGCTTCGAAGCAATACCGCGCCAGGTTGTCGATGTTGCGGATGATCAGGGTGTCCAGCCCGACAAAGATCATCGCCTTGTCCAGGCGGAACGGCCGTACACAATCGCCATATCCGTTCGCGCCCAGGTCCGGTTCAATTTCCTGGTGGATCCACTTCGGAAGGTCGCGCGCGCGATCGGTGAAAAGCACAGGCGTGAAGGGTATTGTCAGGTGGCGGCGAAAGCCATTGAACAGCCGCAGCGCCCAATCGTCCGAATAGCAGCGGGAAAAAACCTGGGACTTCGCGTTCGCATCCCACAAGACGGTTGAAACGATCAGCCCGCCCATTTCATCCGCCGAACGGTGCGATCATCCGGAACCGGCTCCACCGTCCCATCGCGCCGCAGAATATGCCAGGCTGGCACAGCCTGGGCGCACACCACGCCGGCGGAAACCATTCCGCCCCGGCTTACCACCACGCCCGGAAGGATGATCGCGCCGGCGCCGATCACCGCTTCATCTTCGAGGATCACTGTCGCACGATCCGCCGGCGGATATTCAAAGCCCTGCTTTTCGACCATCGGCCAAAGGTCATTGCAGAAGATCACACCGGGCCCCACAAAAACCTTCTTTCCGATCCTGGTACCGGGATGCAGCTGCGCGCCGGCGCCGATCAGAGTTTCATCGCCGACATGAGCGCCATCCACCACCGCGCCGGCGCCGATCGTGCAGCGCATGCCGATCTTGGCCCCGCGGATCACGCTGGCGAATTGCCAAACCATCGTGAAATCGCCCAGGGCGCAGGTTTCCCGATCGACAACGGCCAGGGGATGCGATGCGCCACCTTCCACTAGCATAAGCGCCAAGCCCCCAGGATCCGGCCGCTGCCGGGCGGATCTTCGATCGCATGTTCAGGCTTGGCCAGATTGAAAGGTTCGGCCTGCAGGTTCAGCGGCCGAAACCCTTCCGGCCCGATTTCTTCGTTCTTCTCGTTGTCAAAGCTTGTCGCCAGCAACCATTTCACTCTGCTGCGTTCCAGCTTCGCCAGAATTTTCAGGACAGCATCGGTGCGCAAGTGTTGGAAGAAATCGCGGCACATCACGGCATCGATGGGCGGAAAGTTTGCCGTTTCAATATCGGCGAGCGTGAACATCTGCGCTTTCGGCGCGCAGCCCGCGCGCGGGTCACGGCCAATCGCCCTCGCCAAGTGGGCGCGGCACAGATCGATGCCCATGTATTCGATGCCGGTCAGATCCGTTTCGCCGATCCAGTTACCGTCGCCGCAAGGCGCATCGATCAGCCGCCTGATTTCGCACGCCTGCAAAATCATCGGCAGAAATGCGCGCAGGTTTGCAGTCACCCTCAAGGTGGATCCTGCGCCGCAAGCTGTTTCGGGTAATCCGCTGGTGAAATTCATTCCCGCCAATGCTTTCGAACCCATTTCAACCAATGGAACTGATGCGGATCGCGATGCCCTGGGAACGCCACGATCCGCGCGCCTGGCGGCAGATCCGTGCTGTTGGCCGGCCAGCCCTTCTTTCGGAAGGCATAGACACCATCCGCCGGCCCGATCGCGCCGGCATAACAGATCTTGTGAAAAAACCACGCCTGGTCATCAGGGAAGTCATGGAACGGCACCGCGCGCGCGGCCTCGATGCTGAATTCCTTCCAGACATCCGGCCGATAACCGGCCTGCAGGGTCCATACGCTGCCATTGAAGGGGTTCGGGTTGCTGGAATTCACGCCCTGCAGGATCGCGAACCCATCCTTTCGATCGAAGATCGGCGCGATCGGCGCGGTCACCACCAGGTCGAGATCCAGAACTACAATTCTCTCACCCGGTAAAATGCCCTGCCTGGCCTGCCACTCCGGATCGAAGGTGCGCAGCCTGGCAAAGCAGCCTTGGATTTTTGTCAGCGGCACATCTTCGGCTGGCGGCTTCCAAACATGGAAACGATATGGGCCTTCGAAGTTGCGCCCCACCGCCGCCTTCAGATTGGTGACATAGTATTTCGGGTATTTGTTGCCCCACAGCCAGGTGCCGATATGGATCATTTGCGCTGCCAGATTGCCGCCGGCTGGATGTCGGAAATAAAAGAAGTTTGGACACGCGCCAGACCGACGATGGCCAGATCATTATCCAGCTGGTCGATTTCGTCGGCGTGGCCCCGCCAGCAGAGATACTTTTCCGTTCTACTTCCGAAGTGCTGCACAAGAGCGGTAAGCGCGGCCGCCGGCAGCTGCCTTCTCAGCTTGTGATAAACGGACAGCATCAAAACGATGTCGTGCTTCCATTCCGCCTCTGCACCGAAAGCCTTTTTCAGCGCCGCGGCGCCGCCCGACAGATCCACGATTTCGAAGCGGTAAGCGCACCCCTGGAAGTCGGCAAATACCTGGCGTGCTGTCTCGATCCCTTGTTCGAACAAGTCGCAGCCCTGCACGCGCGTTGCGCCGTTGACCGCCAATTCATATCCCACCATGCCGCGATTACAGCCGATGTCGAACACGGTGGCGCCCCTGGCGCGGTTCACGATGTCGCCAATGCCATCCAGGCGGATGCCGTTGAAACCCTGCGCGCGCCTGATATAGGGCGCCTCTCTACCGTTGAAGCGATCCGCCGGCTTCACTTTTTACCTCCCCAGTATTTTTCCGATCGTTGATTGCGCATGTCCTGCGGCCGGCTGCGGCCTTCGAACTTCCTGGGCCCCTTCATGTGATCAAGGCAGGCGCCCAGCGGTCCGTTCACGAAAGGGTGATGCCAGCGCTTATCGCCCGACAGGCTCGACGGCGCCTGGATCTTGCCCGTGGCGGCTTTGAGATTGACCAAGTGCCACAGCACAAAGGAATCGTGGGTTTCGGATAGCGAAAAAAGCTTCCCCGATGTGTACAGCTCGCGAAAGGAAACCATGAACTGCTGATGGTAGGGATGCGCGGTGCGGAACATCACAAAACCGCATTCGGGATGCGCATTCACGCGATCGAGCCAGGCGATATAGCCGCAACCAGGGAACAGCTCTTTCAGCCAGTCAATCGTAACCGGCGCATGCGTGAAGGTATCGGCATCTAGCCAGATCAGGGTTTCGCCATCGACCAGCTCGGCGGCGAATTCGGTCAGCGCCGCGACCTTGTGGGCGAACTTCACAGCATCGAAGCGATAGTCATAACGGCCGCCGCGGTGCCCATTATAGGCCGGGGCCTTTCCCCACCTGGCCTTGAAGTCATCCAGCCATGCCGGCAGCCGGCGAACCTCGATGCCTTCGAACGCCGTGGGCTC